AAGCTCATGGACGCATTTGCGAAACATACAGGTCACTCAGCTCATTTGGGTATTGCCAGGATTCTCGGAAAAGTCGCTCTTTCAGTTAAAGTCGATCCACGTACAATTAGCGGAATGGATGTTGCATCCAATATCGCTCATCGATCACTCTTCGGCCCAGCTAGGGACGCAATGAGAAATAGCTCTTCAACAGGCTATTGTACAATTGGATTCGACGCATCATCTCAATGGGATGAACGCATGCGAAGCGTCTACGACTCCTTGCCACAACCAAATGATACCAACAAAGAAAAGATCTCAACCGATTACTCGAAATTCGATCGAAGGTGCCCAACAAGCTTAATACTCCTCGGTCATTTATCAGTATTCATGAACTCAGATTGCGATTGGGCGTCAAACAACGAACTATGGCGAATGTATCTCGGTGAGCTTGCATCACAAGCCTCAGGATTCGCAGTCGAAGGAACTACCTTACTATACACAATGGGAGGAGTACGTTCTGGAAACGCACGAACAGCCGACGGAAATTCACGCGCCACCAATATGGCACGCCACGCATCAGCAGTTATGGCACTACGCTATACTAGTCAATCAAAAGGAGACACAGAAACCGCACGAACCACTCGTTTCATGGATTATATCTAAAGTAGATATCGCGACCTACCCTACAAGGAAGAGTTGCGTAAAACGCTTTACGATGAAATGAGAAATGTAGTGCGCGGATTTGTACTATCAGATGACGTTTGCACAGTGACCAACCCAAAGCAGATCAACAGCAAAATGATGACCAATATGTTAGGATGGATTTTCAATTCACCTTTTGGAAAGGGAAAAGTTCATATCTCAGATACACCAAATCACGCTTGGCCTGATTTCTGCTCCCAGCACACAGGCCTCACGAAAGACGGTGTCGCATATCCATTACCAAGCATCGAAAGAATATTCTCAACGTGCGTCTTCCTCGGATCAAAGAAGTTTACCGACGATATCATCATCGCTAGACTTATCACTTTGCTCATTTTAATGTGGCCTTACACGCTCGTGAAGCCAACAGAAGAAAACGACTACGATCTCGAAATCCGTTTCGTGCACTTTTTGCACAGAATTGCAACCGACCGTGTTCATAAATACGTCGGTAACGATAACGCAATCTTGGCCGCACTAATGAAGGACGATCTCCTTGCAGTCAATACGGATGTCACAAATACTGGCATTTCAAAATTCCTCGAACCTCAAGTGCTCGATATGTTCTGGAAACGGAATTATCCAAGCGAACTTCTTGCGAAGGAAATGAATGAATACGCTGACTACCTTGTCGGCGCAGCTTCCAGATTTGACGACCATTTCGACTTCGACCTCGAATCAAAGACGTACAAAGCAAAAGACAAACCAACAATCAAATCATCAATCGATGATTGTCCAATCTTCAAAAGCATGTTAACCAACACCAAAAACCGCCTCGAAGGAAAAACCCTCAACCGGCAAGGATGGTGTTACGTATGTGGCAATCCAACCGCATTCTACTGCAACGATTGCATGAGATTCTGCTGTAATTCAGCGAATAACTCACATATCGGACAACATATCGCAGCTTTCAAGCATTACAACGTTTCCATTCAGGGAGTGTCATTGCGCTGTCTCGACCATAAGGACAGTGATATTCGCCACTTCGGCATAAATCGACCATCAGTCGTTTGCGCTATTGACCACCCTGAATACGCGAAATACGATGAAAACGAAC